CCGCTGGCAACCCGCGCCTGTACATGCTCCTGCACGGCGTCGAGCCACTTGCGAATGAGGGGAGCGGCGTCTAGCACCTCGCGCAGCCGNTCATCGGATAGNTGGGGAACGCCGTCCAAATCGTCAAAGTCCTGGGCAACCACCGCGTCGGTGTAGCTGCTTNAGCTCNGGNCACGTNGCCTTTGCATCGCAAAACCGACACTGACTCTCGCCCGGTACCCGTTCGGCGTTGGGCTTGGTCGCCTCCTGCGCTCGCTCCGACACCCATTCCGCCCAACGATACAGATCGTCAGGTGTGATGGACCACTCCGACACGCTATCGAGGCGCGGCTGGTGAATGACGATCACCACCTCGTCAATGCGGCGGATGCCCTCCATTTCATGCAGCGCCCCCAAAGCATACAGCATGCCTTGGGGATTGTGCTCGGCCTCCACCCGAACCCCCTGACCATATTTCAGATCGATGACGTGAACGGCATGGCCGTTGATGCAAATGGCGTCAGCAGTCCCGAAGCCTCCCTGTATCCATTCGTCAAGCGAAACGGTGTGCTCGATCTCCATATCACCGCCGATGCCCCGGACGTAATCTACATAGTCCTGAACGTAGTGGGCCATATCCTTGGTGACCATGTACTCGTTGTGTTCAATCAACGGATGGTCAATCCAGTCTGACGCATTGCCGCCGTTGACCAGCACCAGCTCCGCCAGTTCATGGGCAGCCTTTCCGTCCCTGATGTGTACCGACTCGGAACCGCGCTCGACATGCTCACAGGCTGCTACACTACCAGGGCAAGCCAGCCAGCGATGGGCGGCACTCGGGCCGAGTCGTGCATGGGCCGTCATTGTAGCGCCTCGATGGCCGCCTTCAGATCGCCCAACGCCTCATCAGGCACGTCATCCACCATCTCACCGCCAGCGGCGCGGATGGCCTCCTTTACCTTCGGCTTGTGTGCCTTGTCCTTGCGGACCACCTGAAGGCACAGTTGGCGGACACCTTCCCGTGTGACCGCTCCGACGATAGGCGNCACGTTGTCACTGGACTGCGCAGCCTCTTCAGTGACAGGATAAGAGGGGCCGGGGCCATTATCGCCCGACTGGATGGCTCGCGTCAGGGCCTCGACCGCTTCAGTCAGTTGACCAATCTTCTCTTCAAGCATTTGACCTTCTCTCCGGTTTCGGTTAATGTGAGGTTAAATCATAACGCAGGCACAACAGAGGGTCAAGATCGTGATCGAAGATATTGTTGACCACTTCGGTGGGCAGAAGGCACTAGCCGTTGCCCTCGACGTGACGCCCACCGCCGTGACCTATTGGGTGCAGGACGGCGCTTTGCCAGCACGTCGGGCCATCCAGATCGAACGCCTGACGGAAGGCAAATTCAAGGCGCTGAACATCCCGACTCGGTGGAGCGAATGATGGAAGACAGCGACCGCGATGACGAGCCAATCGTCAATCTCGACCACGACAAAGAAATCAGCATCGCCACGGCATCCAGTCGGGACGCGGCAAAGTGGCGTAACCAGTCCCTCCATGTGTCAGAGTTTGTCGCCAAGCTGCGCCGCACGACCCGCACACCGGAGACGGTGGACGAATACACGCGACTGCCCAAGGCTGAACAGGACGCCATAAAGGACGTTGGTGGGTTTGTTGGTGGGCTGCTCAAAGGCGGCAAGCGCAAGAAGGCCAACGTTGCCAATCGGCAACTGCTGACCCTGGACGCGGACTTTGCCAAGCCGAACTTTGTAGAGCAGGTGCGGGCCGCGCTGCCGGATACCATGTGGACAGTGTACAGCACCCACAAGCACACCGAGTCTCGCCCCCGCTTGCGCCTCATCGTGTATCCCGAGTCGCCGCTACACGCCGAGGAATACGAAGCGGTGATGCGGAAGATTGCCGACAAGCTCGGCATCGACCAGTTCGACGATACCACCTATGACATCAACCGGCTGATGTACTGGCCTTCAACGCCGAACGATGGGGATTACGTCTGTGAGCATAACGACGCCCCGCCGTTGGTGACTCAGGACATTCTCGACGAGTACGGAGGTGGGGACAACTGGCAGGATGCAAGCATCTGGCCGACCAGCTCCCGAGAGACGAAACGGCTTGACAAGCGCATCGCAAAGCAAGCCGACCCGTTGACCAAGAAGGGTGTGGTCGGGGCCTTCTGCCGCACCGTCTCGATCTATGAGGCTTTGGAGACCCACCTCACGGACGTGTACAAGAAGGAAGAGGACGACCGTTACAGTTACCTGGAAGGATCAACGACGAAGGGCCTGGTAGTGTATGACGGCAAGTTCGCCTACTCCCATCACGGCACCGACCCGGCCTATGGGCAGACGTGCAACGCCTTCGATCTAATCCGCTTGCACAAGTTCGGCCACCTCGACGAAGACGCCAAGGAAGAAACCCCGACCCACAAGCTACCCAGCTATCGAGAGATGGAGGATTGGGCACGCTCGGTCGATGGGGTGAAGAGGGAGTTGGTCGAGTCTGGGATCGAGATCAGCGCCGAAGAGTTCGACGGCTTTGACGACCTCGCCGGGCCAGGCGAAGAGGGCGAAGAGGAAAACCGGCAATGGCTGGCGGAATTGCAGGTTGCCGATGACGGCTCGGTCAAGACCACCTTCCTCAACGCAACGCTGATCCTCGCCAATGACTCTCGCATCAATAAGGCCATGCGCTTTAACGAGTTCGCGATGGTCATGGAGAACAGCAAGACAGGCGAGGAATGGACGGAGACGGATAGTTATAAGCTCCGCATCTACGTCGGGCGCAAGTACGGCTGCGACTTCCCAGAGAACAAGATCGAACAGGCCATTGAAAAACAGGCCCACGACAACGCCTACCATCCGGTGCGGGATTACCTGGAGACGCTCGAATGGGACGGTGTTCCGCGTGTCGAGCGTCTACTGATTGACTACCTCGGGGTGGAGGATAATGCCTACATGCGCGAGGCGGCGAAGTGCTGGATGACCGCAGCGGTCTATCGGGCGATGGAGCCGGGTTTCAAGTTTGATTACACGCTGGTTCTTGGCGGCGCTCAGGGGATCGGGAAAAGCTCGATGGCGTCCATCCTGTCCAGGGGGTGGTATGGGGAACTCTCTTCGTTTGACCCCAAGATTGCCATTGAAGAAATCACCGGCTCATGGATCGTCGAGATCAACGAACTCGGAGCGAACAACCGGCACGAAGTCGAACAGCAAAAGGCCTTTCTGTCGGCCACCTCAACGCGAGTACGTCTGGCCTATCGGCGCAACGCTGCCGACTACAAGCGCCAATGTGTGTTCATCGGCACAACCAACCAGTCGGAATACCTCAAGGACAGCACCGGCAACCGCCGTTGGTGGCCAGTAGATTGCAAGGTGGGAGAGATTGACTTGGAAGGTCTGAAGGAGAACGTCGAACAAATGTGGGCCGAGGCATACTACCTGTACGCCATGGACGCGCCCGTAACGCTGTCTGACGAAGCGCGGATCATCGCCCAAGAGCAACAGCATGACAAGCTGGAGGCCGATCCGATGGAAGGCATGATCGTCGAATGGCTCGACAAGCCAGCGAGAACCGACCGCTACGACGAGGACTGCCGATTCGACGACCTGGACAACGCAATCACAGAGACACGCACTCGCGTATGCGTCATGGAGATATGGCAAGACTGCATGAAAGAGCGCGGTGAGCCGAAACCAATGGACCGGCGACGGATTGCCAGCGTCATGGACAAGGTTGCCGGCTGGGAACGTGGCAGCACAATGCGATTCGGTGAGAGGTTCGGTCGTCAGAAAGGCTGGAAGCGGGGTGCCCCATTCTAGGCGCGTGAGCATGCACCAACAAGGCCGGTCGCCATTGGCGAACCGGCCTTTTTTGTGTCAACCGCACCCTGTCAACCGAGAGTTGCCGGTTGACAGGGTTGTCAACCGATGTCAACCGCTTGTCAACCGAGATTCCAAGGCTCAGTTGACACAAAAAACCGCAGCACCGTGCGGACTGTAGCGATTTGTCAACCGTGTCAACTCACTAAACCAAAGAGTTTTATATATCTAACATAAAGGGTCTAAGGGTACAGAATAGGGGGATATAGAACCCTTTGTGGCTTATATATAAAGGGAGGGGGTTCCCAGTTGACAGTTGACACGGGCAGCAACAGGGTAGTCCTTTTAAGTAGTGCTTGACACCGCCGCTTGTTGCGGCATACTGGAGCCGTCACCAACAACAGGAGAGCGACATGACCAACAACAAGCTGAA